TCAGGGGCGTGACTGGTGAAGCCTGGCTCGGGCAATGGCGTAATGAACATAATATACAGAATGCGGCTGACCGGAGCCGGAAAAGCCTTGTGAATCAATTGCTTTAGCGCGTGCGGCGCCTGGCATTGCGATCACTGCGAGCACCAGCACTGCCGCCGCCGCGCTTAGCCTGTCCAACACTGAGCGCCAAACCCTGCGCTCGACCGGGGACGTCGCTCGCTCGGCGTGAATCTTCGCCAGCCATACAGCGCCATCGAGCTTGCCCAGCTCGCAAAGCTGCGCAATCCGCTCATCAGACAGGCCCGCCACGCCCTTTCGCGCTTGGTGCAGCGTCTGCCGCTGAATTCCCAATTTCGTCGCCAAAGCCATGTCGGACGGGAGTCCCGACCTTTCCCGCACTGCGTCCAGAAGTTCTGCAAGGGCGTTCATGTGATGAATCCTATTGACACGACGTGATGGGATCAGTTTACATGCGGCGCGTGATGTAGATACATCACACCCGTCACCGGCACCCCAAGGCCGTTGGCGGGTTCCCTTGGGGGCTTGGGGTAGGGGGTTGGGCATGAACACCGCACGTGCGGCATGGACTGCTGAGTACCGCGAGGCGCGCAAGCTGGCGCGCTTCATCGATACCTTCCACGACCAGCTGTGCTCGGTGCCGGTCATGGAGCGCACCTTCCCGCAGTGCAGGGGCTTCGAGTTCGCCAGACTTTCCGGCGACCGCCTTGGATGGGTCGGCAACGGCCTGTTCGCACGCAGCGTCAAGTGTCATCGCCTGCTGCTCGCGTGCCTCGCCCATGAGCACCCGAGGATTCCGGCATGATCGATCCGTTCATTGCCTTCGTGCTGCTGGCGGCCATCGTGGCTGTTTCGATTGGTAGCGCCAAACTCGTTTCGTGGTGCCTCGACCGGCGCGGGGAGTCTGCCCGTCGTAGCGCACACGAAGCGGCCTTCGTAGCCCGGGCACGCGCCGAACTGGCCGCTACGGACTGGTCCGCCCAGGACGAAGCTGCGTACCAGTCAAAGCGGGAGGCGCTCCATGATCGGTGACCGCCCTATGAGGGCTCTCGTTGCTTGTGAGTATTCGGGCCGGGTCCGAGACGCGCTGCGCAGCCGCGGCGTGGATGCCATGTCTTGCGACCTTCTGCCGACCGAAGTGCCAGGCCCACATTACCAAGGCGACGTGCGCGATGTGCTGTATGACGGTTGGGATCTGCTTATCGCCCATCCGCCGTGCACCCATCTGGCTGTATCCGGTGCGCGCTGGTTCAAAGATAAGCAGAAGGAGCAGGCCGAGGCCTTGGATTTCGTCCGCCTGCTGCTCAACGCCCCGATTCCGCGGATTGCCCTGGAGCAGCCCATTTCTATCGTGGCCAGCCGGATTGCACCCACGTCGCAGGTGATTCACCCATGGCAGTTTGGTCACGGTGAGCGCAAGACCACTTGCCTGTGGCTGATCAACCTCCCGCACTTGGTGCCAACGAACGTCGTTGCCGGCCGCGAAGAGCGTGTGCATCGCATGGCGCCGGGGCCGGACCGCTGGAAGGAGCGTTCCCGCACCTTCCAGGGCATCGCCGATGCGATGGCCGACCAGTGGAGCAATGTGGATCAGCTGCCGCTCATGCTTCCCCTGGGGGTGGCCAATGGCCATTGATCAGTTCCGCGAGCTCCTCCGCGATCCGTTTGTTGTCGCCGTGCTGGGCGGCGTGCTGCTTACCGGTCTTTATTGGTCGCTGGTGTTCGTGCTGCGTGGAAAGGGGGCAGGCAATGGCCGTTGATCGCGCTCGTTTCAGGATGGCTGTAGAGGGCGGGGCAGGGGGCTTTTCCCCGCTTTCGCCCGGTCAAAAGGGGCAGCGGGCGGCGGCGGAGATTGGCCCGGGGAGTAACACGGGCCAAAAGGGTCAGCAGGACGCAATTATCGACTACCTGACCATTGTGGTCCCGCTCTCTGCCCTTGAGGAAGTGAACTGCAAGAAGCTGGACCTCTTGCTGTTCCGCATCTTCGGTTTCCGTGGCGAAGTTGTTGCCGGTGCGATTCGTGAGAAGAACTGGAACTTCTACGAGCAGTCCGCGGTGTTGATCGACCGGGAGAATGAGGTGGTCGGCCGCGTCGGTATCGGCGGCAAGAAGAGCACCGTGTGCCTCAGCCTCACTGGCATGGGCTGCAAGTGGATTCGTGACTGGCCGCGCGTCTTCAAGCAGTGCTCCATGCTCGACGCCAAGATTACCCGCATTGACTGCGCGCACGACGACTACGAAGGCGAACGCCTGGACGTGCATGCGCTCCGCGAGGTTGCCGCGCGGGGTGGCTTTACCGAGGGCGGATGCCCCCCGCGTCACCGCTTCATTTCCGATGAAGGCCACAACACCGGCTGCACGCTCTATGTCGGCGGAAAAGGCCACAAGGAACTGTGCGTATACGAGAAGGGGAAAGCCGAAGGCCTGCCGTCCTCGCGCTGGGTGCGCGCGGAAGTGCGCCTGTACGGCAAGCACATGGAAATCCCGCTGGATGTGTTGCTGAACCCCGGCGCATACCTGCGCGGCTCCTACAGCGCCCTGCAGAACCTCATTACCGGCGTGTGCACGCGCCTGCGCACGCTGCAAAAGCAAGTGGAAACCTCTGTCGAAGCCGGTATCGAGTGGGCGCATCGACAGGTAGGGCCTTTCCTCAACGTCCTTCGCGGAGCGCTCGGTGATTCATGGGCCGACTTCGCAGAGAGCCGCATCCTCCGTGACGGTCACCCCGGACGGTTTCGCGGTATTGCCAAGGGTGAACCACTCCATCGCTATGTGAGAGAAGAACTATGCCTATCTGCCGCGTAAAGTCCGCTGCCGTCGAAGAACGGCACAACAGCAAGACCAACACCATCAACCGCTCGCAGACCGTTGGCCTCGACCTGGGGAACGGCTTCGAACTGCCGTTCCGTGTCGGCCTTGGCTCGCGCCCGCCGTACACCCCGGGTGAGTACGACATTGACCCCCAGTCCTTCGCACAGAGCCAGTACGGCGATCTGGTGCTGAAGCGTTACGTCGACCTCGTTCCGCTGCAGGCGAAGGCCGCAGCTGTTCCGGCGAAGCCGTAAGCCATGGCCGTGCTGATCCCTGCTTGCCGCGAAGCCGACCTGGACACGGCCACGGGGACCTGCACGGCTGTGATCTGGATTCCTCAACCGGCGCTGCTGCCGGAACTGCCGATTGAGGATGCACAGGCCATCGGCGCAAAGATCGCGCTCCTGTGGGCTGTCGCGTACGTGTTCCGGCTCATTCGCAAAAAAATCGAACAGTCCTAGGAGGACACATGCAGAAGATGTTGAAGGCCCTGAAGGGCAAGAGCGCCGCGTTGGCGGCTGTTGGTACCGCAGCACTGGCGTCGGCTCCGGCGTTCGCGTCGGGTGGTGGTGGCGTGGACGTGGGCCCGGTGGTCACGTCCATCAACGGCGCGCTCGGCCCGGTCGGTCAGATCGGCGCTGCTGTGCTGTTGGTGCTGGTCGGCATCAAGGTCTACAAGTGGGTGCGCCGCGCGATGTAACGGCAACCGGGGGGCAGGGCCGACTCCCTCCCCCCGGTCTTCTAACGCCCTGGACAGGGTAGGGGGCTTGGGATGGAAGGGTGGATTTGGCTGTGCGCATGGCTAGTGGCCTGCGCGATCATCTTCGTGGATTTCAGCTGATGCACTGGCTTGCACGCGCGTTTGCCTCCGCGATAGTCCGCCGCATCGCCTATGTTTTGGTCGCCATGGTACTGGCTTGGCTAGGTCTCAATGATGCCCACGCACAGGCTCAGCAATGCGCAAATCAGTCCGCGGCTTGCACTCAGCCTCAAGCCTATGCGGCGTGTCGTTCTGAGCTTGCAACCTATGTCGCCATTCGTAAGGACTATGCGAATCAGAATTTGGAGTGTGTGCCCGTTGGAAGTAGCGGCAAGAGTATCCAGTCTAAATTCCAGTACAAGTCCGTTCCCAATGATTCATGGATGACGGGCTTTTACCGTACATACACATGGACCAAGGGTTGCGATGTCGAACCCACGTATACTGGCACCGGCCCTTGGTCAAGTACTGGTGGTTCTGCTCGGAGCGGGAGCGTTGGGTGTCGCAACGGCTGCGACGGAATTTGGGGCAAGAACGCTGATTCGTCTTTCACTTGGTCCCCTACCGGCGCCGTCTGCCCGGAAGATGAAAGAAAGAACTGCGAGTCACCAGCAATGGCGAACGCGGGCTACTACTGGAACGTGGCCCTTAGTGTGTGCGAACCGCCCAAGCACGAATGTGCAGGTGGTAAGAACCCGAACTCTCTGGGTCAGTGCGCTCCGGAGCCGTGCCCGGAAGGCATGGCGCAGCAGGCAGACGGAACCTGCAAGAAGAAGGACAACGAATGCCCTGCAGGCCACGTACGGTCGCCCGATGGCAAATGTCTGCCCGGCGATGGTCAGTGCGCCAAGGGAGAAGTCCGCGGGCCGGATGGGACCTGTAAGAAGGACGCTGATAATGACGGCAACCCTGATCCCGTCAACGAAGAGTCGTTTAGTGGCGGCGATGATTGCAGCGCCCCGCCTGCGTGCAGCGGCTCGCCGATCATGTGCGGGCAGGCGCGAATTCAGTGGCGTATCGACTGCAATACCCGGAAGAACCGAAACATAGCTGGTGGCCTGTGCAGCGCTATGCCCGTCTGCACGGGGGAGAAGTGCGACGCGATGGAGTACGCCGGCCTTCTAATGCAGTGGCGGTCGGCCTGTGCGTTGGAAAAGATGGCGCAGGGCAGTGGCAGTGGCAGTGGCGGCGGCGATAACGCTGATGTCAAGGCGATTCGTGACGCCCTGACCGGCACCGGCGGCGCAGTCACAACGGCGCCGGATCGGCCCAGTTCCGACGTCTGGGCGCCGCGCAGCGGCACGCCGGTGAAGCCTGATACGGGCGGATACGGCTGGGGGCGTACGTGCCCGCAGCCGCCCAGCTTCGAAGTGTTCGGAAATGTTATCCAGATCAACACAGCACCGCTCTGCAACTGGCTGATTCTCGGGGGCTACTTCGTGATGGGGCTCGCCGCCCTGGCCTCGCTTCGCATCATCGCATCTAGGGACGCTTGATCATGCCAATGCTCATCAGCACATTGCTGACCGCGCTTGCAGCGCTATTCCGTTCCAAGTGGGGCCCATGGGTCGCTGAAGCCATGGTGTGGCTGGGCTTGTCCTGGGCAACCAACGAATTCTTGGTGCAGCCATGGATTGATCAGATGGAACAGGCGATGCGCGCAGGTGCGCCCGGCGGCGAGTTCGGCGCGCTGGTCGTTGCTTACGCGGGACTCATGAAGTTCGACGTGGCCTGCACCATGATCGCGTCGGCGGCGACCGCGAAGTTCGCCGTGGGTGCCGCAAAAACGTTCCTGACGAAGCGGACCTGACATGCCTATCGAACTCTTCACCGGTCAGCCGGGCAATGGCAAGACGGCGCTCATGATGGAGCGCCTTGTCGCCGAAGCAAAGGCGGCGAGTCGGCCGATATTCGCTGCTGGCATCGACGGACTTGACCCCGGCCTTGCGACAGTTCTGGATGATCCGCGCCACTGGAATAACAAGGACGCCGAGGGGAACTACATCGTCCCAGATGGGTCGCTGGTCTTTGTCGATGAGGCGTGGAAGTGGTTCGGGCACCTTCATGACGCGACCCGCCAGCAGACGCCGCGGCATGTTCTCGAGCTAGCTGAGCATCGCCATCGTGGCCTGGACTTCGTATGGACCACGCAGCAGCCGAACCAGCTGTATCCGTTTGTGCGCGGCCTGATCGGATCACACGCGCACGTGGTCCGTCGCTTCGGCACAAAGATGCTCGACGTCTACCGCTGGGGTGAGTTGAACGAAGAAATCAAATCGCTGGCGAAGCGCGACATGGCGCAGCGCACGACCCGGTTGCTGCCCTCGCAGGTCTTCGGTCAGTACAAGTCTGCTGAGGTACACACGATCAAGGCCCGCATTCCCTTCAAGGTGATGCTGTTGCCGGTGCTGGCGGTTGCTGCCATCGTTTTCGCCTATCTGGCATACACGTCGCTTCGTCCCTCCAGCTTCGCCGGTGGCGAGGGGAAAGAGGGGACGCAATCGGCGTCAGCCGATGCGGCCCCTTCGCCCTTCCATCCAGCGGGAGCCAAGGAAGATGCGCCGCGTTGGCCGACTGCCGCTGCATATGCCAAGGATCACCTGCCGCGCATCAGTACCATGCCCTGGACAGCGCCGGTCTTTGATGAGCGGCAGGCGCGTTCGGATCCGCAGTTGGTGTGTATGTCGTCGCTGGAAGGGCTGGATGCGCAGGGCGTGCGACAGGAGGCCAGCTGCCGGTGTCTGACGGAGCAGGGCACCGCATATGAGTTGAGTCAGCCGGAATGCCGCACGCTGGCTCGGAACGGGCCGGTCTATAACCCCTATCGAGAGCGTTCAGAAGAGCGCAGCACCCAGCGTGTTGAGGATCTCGATCGATCTCGGCCGGGTGCAGCAACGGGATCTGTCGGGGGGGTTGCCCAGCATGTTGAACGTTCCATGGGCACGTTTCCAGAGTCGCCGTCCTATCGATCTGATTCCTACATGACCACGGCGCCGGGGCCGAACAAGCTGTGACCAGTAGCGCGCGCGAACTGTTGAAGTGGCTGGCCGTGATCCTTATGACCGGGGATCACGTCGCCAAGGTGATCTACGGCGGGTACGTGCCTGGACTCAGCGAAGCGGGGCGGGTGGCCTTCCCGCTGTTCGCGCTGGTGATGGCGTACAACCTCGCCCAGCCCGGCGCAGACGTGGGCAAGTCCGTTCGCAGGTTGGCGATGTGGGGTGTCATCGCGCAGCCCGTGCACGCGCTGACGTTCGGCTACTGGTTGCCGCTGAACATCCTGCTGACCTTCGCGCTGTCTGCGTTGGTGATCTATGCGGTTGAACGGCGGGAAAACTCGGTGGTTGTGATGGCCGCGGGGGTGCTGCCGTTGGTCGTGGACTACCAGTGGGCCGGGGTAGGGTTCGTCCTTCTGGCATGGCTGGGATTCCGCACAGGGCGGCCGCTGTTGACCTTGGCCGCGTTTGCGCCTCTGTGTGTCTTCAACGGCAACCCGTGGTCGCTGGCGGCCATTCCGGTGGCCGTGGGGCTATCCCACTCGGCGTGGCCGCTCCCGCGTGGGCGGTGGGCGTTCTACGGCTACTACGTCGCCCACCTTGCATGCATAGGGCTGCTGGCGCCTATACTGCGGCCATGAGCATGCGCCGCTACTTCGATCTTCATTACTGGGTTGCCCGATGGATGGATCGGGCGTTCGCGCGGCAGCAGGCGCGCGGGAAGAACTAAACGCTCACCGGCAGGTTTCGCCCGGCACGTTCTCCCAGCCTCCAGGAATGCGGCGAAATGCAACGCCGCCTATGCACCGCAGTCCTTGGCGCTCCCGTCTGGCCTCGATCTCCGCCTGCTCTCGGCGTGCGCGAATCTCCGCCAACGCTGCCTTCCGGTCGGGCACTGGTTCGGGCTGGGGAGCCAGGTCAGCACTGCTTGATTGGGCTGGCGCAGGCTCGGCTCGGAAGCGTGCATCCCAGGCGTCGCCGGTCTTCAGATGCAGCCAGATTCCAGCACCGGCCATCCCCAGTAGCAGCACGGCCCACAGGCCGAGCCAAGGAAACTCCCAGCGCGAGTGCGGGATGGGTTTCAGGTACTCCGGTCGTTCGCGTTCCATACGGCCCCCAAGGCGTCCTGCGCGCATTGTAGCCGGGGTGTAGGGGCGGCGCCCCTACGGGAAACGCCTCACACGCGCTGGCGGCGTTTCGGCCCCGGTGCCGGCAGGACTGCTGCGGGCGGCTCGGCGTCGGGGCCAGCAATCGCGACCGACGACCGCTTTTTCCGGCGCTGTGCCAAGGCATCGGAGAGGTTCACCACGCTGGCGGCGTTGAAGGACAAGGGTTTTCGGGGCTTGCCGATCGCGCGGCCGCTCTCCATCATCCGGCGCCATTCCTGCGCCTGTGCAGCGGTCAGCGAGAGCCAGGCCAGATCTTCCGGCAGCAGCTCGCGGCCCTCGGGTGTGACCAGTCGGCCACCCTTAAACGAAAAACCGGCCCAAGGGCCGGTCAGTTTCCGATCACGCACGATCAGGCTCCATGCCAGAGTAGGTGCCGGGGCAGCCGCAAGAGACGTGCCAGCCACCCCAGGATGATCTGAACATAATATACATTATGCGAAATTCCGTATCGGACTGTTGCGGCGTTCGTGTCCTCCGCACGGCCCTATGCAAGCGTCAGTTTTCTTGGTTCTTGTCCTTTTGCTTAGGATCGTGCCTGACTGCCACAACGGAAACGCCCAAGATCCCACAGCTGTCCGCCCGTATTTCCCCACAAGGACGCCCGCGATTTCCAGATCTCCCCCAAAGATGCCCTTGATTCCTGGATCCGCACCTAAGACGCCCTCGATTTCTGGCTCCACATCCAGCTCGCCCTTGAGTTCCCAACTGCGCACCTGATCGGTCAGAGCTTGTCGCCTGCACTTCCCAGTTCCGCCAGTCGCGACATTGGTCGCAAGAACAATTAGACGAGATCTCGGGCCTGAACGTGCGAACAGTTCAGCGGGTTGAGCAGGACTACAACACCGCGACTTCCCTGGGTGACGCGCCACGCCCCGCTCCACCTGCTCAAGCGCGTCGCTCGCCCCCTGACCAAGCTTTGACCTTAACTGGGCGTCGGTGACTCCCTCCCGTTCTGGTCGGCATCTGGGCCTTGTAGCGGCTCAAGCGCTGAGCTATAACGCCTTAGCCAGTCGCTATAAAGCGCCGGTGTTGTGCCCGCATAGCCAATAGGCTCCGGGTGCCCGAGGTCCACCCAATGGGGGCACGGGAATCCTTCGATTCCGGAGCCATCCATGACCGCCAAACGCCGCAGATCCCTTCGCACTTCTGCCTTCTACGCCCAATCGGGCCGTTGCTTCTATTGCGGCCTGCCGATGTGGCTCACTGCACCCTCAGAGCTCGGGCTGAAGGCCAGTAAGGCCCGAGCCTTTCAATGCACCGCCGAGCACCTGGTGGCCCAACAGGACGGGGGCAGAGACGTGTCCGGGAACGTGGTGGCCGCGCATAGCCGGTGCAACCAGGGCAGGCACCAGCGGAAGGGACCAGCCCCTTCCGCTGAAGCGTTCCGGGCGCTGGTTCAGACGCGGCTGGCAATGGGGAGATGGTGGTCCCGACTGCCATCAGGGATTGCACGTGCTTCCGTATGGCCAATTGAATTGAATCTTTGCAAGGAATCGGCAGCTGCTTGCCTGATTCGCTAG